CTGCTAAGGCTATTAAGTCTCTTAGCAGCGCTGAGTATGCCGCTACAAGTAGAGCAAAACGACAAGGCACTAAGGCAGGTAAGCAGCATGTGGCTCAACCTAAGAAAGTTGCAAACAAGGTAAGGAAATTTAGAACATGAATATGAAGTTTAAACCGTGTAAAGGGTGTCCTACCCCAGCGCAGTGTACTGCAGCAGGTAAGTGTGCTAAGAAGTCATCTGGTATGTCTTACGGTGGTATGGCTAAGAAGAAGGGTTACTACAAAGGCGGTTACTGTGGTGCATCTAACCCAGCAGAACGTCCAATGAAGAAGAGTAGCTAATGGGTAACAAGTTCTATCATAAGTATCAGGATGCTTTAGAAGCTAAAGGTTATCGTGTAGACGAGCATGGTTACGTGTGGGATGAACGTGGTAACCAAGCTGCAGGTGAAGACAACTACGGTAACGTACAAAGTAAAGACCCTAATGTAACAGCTATCTGTCAAGAAGCTGAGATGGCTATGACTGCAACACCTAAGCCACGTACTAAGAAAGCTACAAAGAAGCAGGAGCCTGAATATGTTGAGACTTTGGAGATGGTACGAGCACGTGACGAGAATGGACACTTCATCGCTGATGATCCCTCTACACCTGATGTAAATGAAGCTTGGGTAGTTAAAACAGTTAAGAAAGCTGTGAAGAAGAAATGACTCAGTATAGCATTGGCAAGCCAGCACGTAGGAAGTCTGTCTATGGTCACAATGAAACCACAGCAGTAGAAGACGTGTATGTTTGCCCTGCTAACTGTACAGCAGAAGTTACATATATTCTTGTAGCTAATGGTGGTGGTAGCACTAATGATGTCACTATTCAGTGGTACATAGCAGCAGATGCTTATACGTCACACTTCCTGAACGATAAGAGTTTAGCTGGTAATGGCTATCACGAGTTCTCTACGATTGACCTTGTGTTACAACCTGGTGATAAGATTCAGGTAGTACCTAATGCAGCAGGACACATTGATAGCATTGTCACTGTAACAGAAACGTTTGTGCCTATCGGTTAACGCATAACGGGTATTCCAATAAAGTAATAGTAAAGGCCCACGATTTAAGTAAAACTATGTGAGTTCAACTAACTAAAGGAGAATGAACATGGAACTAGTTATTTCTGAATCACGTATGTGGGCCACTAATTTTAAGGCATGGTTAGTAAAAGTATTTAACGCTTTTATTGAAGCACGTCAAAAAGAAGCAAATCGTCGTATTGCTATGATGCAACTTAGCGCAATGACAGACCGTGAGCTTAACGACATCGGTATCGGACGTGGAGATATCCGTAGAGTTGTAAACGAAGAGTAGTAGTCCTTAAGCATAGAGGAGAGGCTTGTGGACCCAGTTACGATAATTAGCGGGGCCACTGTCGCCTTTAACGCCCTGAAGAAAGGCTTTGCTATAGGCAAGGACTTACAGGACATGGGTAGCCAGCTAAACAAGTGGGCTGGTCACATGGCTGACTTAGGGCAAGCTGAGAAGCAGGTTAAGAATCCTCCTTGGTGGAAGTCTATTGGTGGCTCTATAGAGGCCGAAAGTTTGGAAGTTTTTGCAGCTAAGCGTAAGGCAGAGTCCATGCGCAAAGAGTTGAAGGACTATATAAGTTTCACGATGGGGCCATCCGCATGGGATGAACTAGTGGCTATAGAAGCCAAGATACGTAAACAGAAGAAGGAACATGAGTACCGTAAAGCTGAACTACAAGAAGCTATTATAACTTGGACTATATCAGGTTTAATTCTACTTATGGGTTTCGGTGCTTTAGGTTTCACATTATATATGGTGAGCTAATGGCTAGACAACTAACAGAGAACCAACAAAAGTTTTTAGATGTACTGTTTGATGAAGCAGGGGGTGACGTTGTTGCCGCTAAGAAACTTGCTGGGTATAGTGAAACATCTAGCACTGGTGCCATCGTAGAAAGCTTAAAAGATGAGATCGCAGATAAGACACGTACTTACTTTGCTCGTACTGCGCCCAAGGCTGCTATGGCTATGGTTGGTGCTTTATCTGACCCTACTGAACTAGGTATCCGTGATAAGATGGCAGCAGCTAAAGACTTGCTTGATCGTGCAGGTTTAGGTAAAGTAGATAAGATTGACGTAGGGTCAAGCAGTGGTGGGGTGTTTATCCTGCCAGCCAAGGAAGGTAAGAACGAGTAAGTATGAACCGTGAATCTTTGGGGTATTGGGAGTTACCCAAGCCACACAAAGGTGAAGAGAGACAGTGGCATGTAATAGCGAGAACAACACGCACCGTGCCTTTCGGATACAGAGTACACCCTGATAACGATAAACTATTAGAACCCATACCAGATGAACTAGAAGCATTAGAGCTTGCAAAGAGACATCTAAAGCAGTATGGTTACAGAGAAGTAGCTATATGGTTGTATAGACAGACTGGTAGATACATCTCACATATGGGTTTAAAGAAAAGGGTAGACATTGAGCGAAGACGTAAGAAAGCAGCTACAATTAAACGCAAGCTTGCCAAGCGGCTCGAAGAAACGCTACAGGAGATCAAGAGGCTCGAAGAAGAAAGTATTGGAGCCTACAGAGTCATCCCCCCAGACGATTGAACCTGTAGTAGAAACTGTAGCAGCACAAGTAAAACCTGCTGAGTTTGATGTTGACACTGCACAAGAAGTAGTGTTTAAACCAAACCCAGGACCACAGACAGACTTCTTATCCGCATCTGAAAGAGAAGTACTGTATGGTGGGGCGGCTGGTGGTGGCAAGTCGTATGCGATGCTAGCTGACCCCCTTCATGGGTTAAACGATCCTAACTTTAGTGGTCTACTTGTACGTCATACAACGGAGGAACTTCGTGAACTTATACAGAAAAGCCAAGAGCTATACCCTAAAGCTGTACCAGGTATTAAGTGGTCTGAAAGAAAGAGTCAGTGGATCAGTCCAAGGGGTGGTAGGCTTTGGATGTCGTACCTTGACAAAGACATGGACGTTACTCGTTACCAAGGTCAAGCGTTTAACTGGATAGGCTTTGACGAACTTACACAGTGGCCTACACCATATGCTTGGGACTATATGAGGTCACGTCTACGTAGTGCACACAGTAGCAACTTAGGGTTGTACATGCGTGGTACTACAAACCCTGGAGGTGCTGGACACCAATGGGTTAAGAAGATGTTTATTGACCCAGCGCCATCTAATGAAGCATTCTGGGCTACGAACATAGAGACAGGGGATACTATTACATTCCCTAAAGGCCACAGTAAAGAAGGTCAACCATTGTTTAAACGCAGGTTCATTCCTGCTAGTCTGTTTGACAACCCTTATCTAGCAGACACTGGTGACTACGAAGCAATGCTTCTATCTTTACCAGAGCACCAACGTAAACAGTTGCTTGAAGGTAACTGGGACATCAATGACGGAGCAGCTTTCCCTGAGTTCAATAGACGCATACACGTTGTGGAACCTATCGACATACCTGACTCCTGGCCTAAGTTTAGAGCTTGCGACTATGGTTACGGCTCCTACACAGGAGTACTTTGGTTCGCTGTCGCACCGACTGAGCAGTTGGTTGTCTACAGAGAGCTTTATTGTTCTAAGGTTACGGCTTTCGATCTAGCTGATATGGTGCTAGAAGCTGAAGCAAATGATGGAACTATTAGATACGGCGTGTTAGACTCGTCCCTCTGGCATAAAAGAGGAGATACTGGCCCGTCACTGGCAGAGCAAATGAACATGAAGGGTTGTCGTTGGAGACCTTCGGATCGCTCTCGTGGCTCAAGGGTAGCAGGTAAAAACGAGATTCACCGCCGTTTGCAGGTGGATGAGTTCACTGAAGAGCCAAGGCTGGTGTTCTTCTCCACCTGCACGAATACTATAGCGCAGATACCTAGTATACCGCTAGATAAGAAGAACCCTGAAGACGTGGACACTAATGCAGAAGATCACTTGTATGACGCATTACGCTATGGTATAATGACTAGACCACGTAGTTCAATCTGGGACTTCAATCCTGCAAAACAACACTCTGGCTTTCAAGCGTCAGACTCAACATTCGGGTACTAAATAATGGCAGAAATAGACGATCTATCCTTTGAGACAGATGAAGTAGTCGCTGCAGAAGAGCAAGAAGACACTCTGTTTGA